AGTTGATCCTCGATTTCGCCTTCACTGAATACCAGCGTACCAGCGCATGTATATCGCGCCTCCGTTCCGCCAGATTTTAGCGACACAAGTTCGTCACATGCATCTGGCCCGTCAAGATTGAAAGACGCGTGAATCTGTCCTGGCTGATAGCCGCGAATTGGATTGTTCATCAGCGCATCACGAACACAAAGCGCGTGGTTTTCTTCCCATCCAGTCGTGCCGGTGCGCGGATCTTCGATCAGAGACCAACGCCCTTCGACTTCGACAAGTGGCGGCGTAGACGGCCAACGCTCTTGACGCTCACCAGATGCACCGGCATCCAGTTTGAGCCAGATCATTGTGCGGCCCTGCCAAGCGTCGGTTGCCTTCCACAGGTGATCTGCCGAGCCCTCGACATAGGCTGCGTCGGTGGTAAACTCAGTAGGCAGTGACGTATGATCGCCTCGGCTGACCCAAACGTTAACATGGCCGCTGAACGGGTATTCCGTTGCCGTCGCGCCGGGGCCGGTCAGATCGAAGGCATCACCGGTTAGGACAACCTCGCGTTTATCGAGGTACAGCGAGAATGTGGATAGATCTGACGCCCGCGAATTGAGCAACCAAGCACCGTATATTTTCGAGCCTTTAACTGGCGTACCCACCGGCGTTCCGGTTGCACGGCACTCGCCATATACAAAGCGATAGGCGGGTTCGGTTGTCGGTTGTGCAAGGTCGCTGGCAATTTCCTGCGCTTTTGGCTTTTTCCCAAATATCGCGGAAATTGCGCTGTTAATTAGGAAAGACACACCAAACTGAACAACAGCAGAACCAACCGCAGCAGACGCAGCCCCGAAACCAAGAGCAGACGCCACAGATGTAGCCGCAGCAGTTATCGACGCAACCAGTGGAGCTAGAAACGGCATGACCACGCCCCCAAAATATCGGCCTTCACTATTGCCATCCCGGCCTCCGTTTTCGTGGCGTATTCGCCGGGTTGAATGCAGATTGCCAAGGCCGCGCCGAACGTGTCAGCGCTTGCAATCAGGGCTAGGTCGCCCGCCTTGGGTGTACTGGTGTGCGGTAGGTTAAACGTCGCCTCGCACCATGCGAGGTAGCCGCCTGCCCGCCTCAGTATCCGCGCCGCGCCAATAGCGTTGCGGTAGTCGTCTGCGCATCCCTCTAGTGGGTCAGCGCCATGCAATGCCGTGAAGGCGACACAAGCCGCCGTACAGTCGCGCCGAAGACCCCATGCGAACGGATCGCGCAGGTTATCAAGAGCAGCGTGGAAAGCCGCCCTCTCTGTTACTCGGGCCACTGTTGGGGGTTGAATCGTAGCTTATTGGCGTTCTGGACGTGCCGCCCCGCCGTGTCGCCGGGATATTTGGCGATCTGGTCTTCGTAGCTGTGCGTGATCGACGCAGAGGAACGCGCCGAGGGGCCAATGCCTAGCCCCAGCACCATATCGTGAGCCAAGCCACTGTCTGAGCGTGAGAGCGCCCCTGTGCGGCTGTCAAAGTAGCCTGTGAACAGTTCCACGGGGTCAGTTGCCAGCACGTTGCCGCCCGCTGTCGTCGTAGTCGCAAACCAGACGGTTAAATCGCGGTTGCGGATGATCTTGCCGCGTTCGCCCAGCATATCCTCAACGGTTGCCGCGACCCGCACCGATGCCTCGGACGTTGCCAGCCCGCCTTGCTCCATCGGTGCCGTGAATTGCACAAGCTTGCCCGCGCCCATCCACGTTTCCCCACCCCATGACAGGTTCCCCGCGCCCGTGTGCAGGCGGATTTCCTCGCCCGGCCAATCGGCATAGGTCAGTAGAACGGGGTGGAAGTGGCCCTTGAGGTCGTCAATCAGCCCCGCCGTGGCCCCGCGTGTCAGCCCCATGGGTCAACCTCCGTCCATCCGTCGCTGTATTCGTCGATGAACACCTCGGTAAAGTCCCACTGATATCCGAAGGTTCCTGTCACGCCCTGCACCGAGCGGGGAACGCCCGCCGCCTCAAACACGATGTTTTCGCGCTGCCCGATGCTGACCAGCCCCGAAAGGGTAAACGCTTCTGGCTTGTCTGTGCGGATCGTTGCAATGCCAGACGCATCCGACCTCGCAACCTTGAGAACATAGGCTGTTTCCGACGTTCCTGCGGTGCCTGTTACGCTAATCAACTCGGAAGGCCGCGCCACGATACGCGAGGGAGGCAGGCCAGAAACCGTTAAGCCATGCCAAGCTCCGTCAGTTGCAGGTATACCGGATAGCGCATACGCTCCGTCACCCCATAGCAGATCCACGCCGCCCGCCGTCCATAGCAGGTCTGTTCCGTCGTCGGTCCATTCCAGCACGTTGTTGCGTAGGTCCAGCCCGCCACGAGCGAGGTACCACAGTGATGAAAGGCACTCGACACGCACGAGATTCGGCCTACCCGCCCACATGCGGTTGAGCATACGCACATAGCCCGCGCCTGCTTGTTGCTTGCCGATGCCGGTAATATTTGCCGTCGCCACGCGCCGCGCCCGCTGCGCCGATGATGTGCGCGGTCTGCCCTCGATTAAGCCCACAGAACGCGACTGTGGATACACCTCGGCCAGTTCCCAGCCCGTCAGGTCAAAGGGGGGCCATGCGATAACGTCTGTCATTATGGTGACCACCCCGATTTGCTGTTCTTGAAGGATCGCTGAGAAGCGTTGACCGACTGCCCGACAATGCCAGGGGCCGCGTTTTGGACGGCGCGATTGCTGGCTTTCTCGATCACGGCTTGCAGCTTGCCGTCGTCGTCCACGTACACGCGCACATCCATTTGACCGCCGCCGCCAACAGATTGCCCCTTGCGGTGGTCAATGATCGTTTCGTCGGGGTGGTTGATCGACAGGATGCCGCCCCGCCCATCAACTCCACCGGTCCGTGAACCGCTGCCGGTATATCCGCCGCCCTCGTTCGAAGGCAGGCCGGGGATTATGCCAGCAAGCAAGCCACCCCAACCACCACCACCTGACGGCGCAAACTTGCCCGTGCCGAACAGCGCATATTCCAGACCAGCGCGGATAATCGCGTCCCGCAGGCTGTCGAAAGCGTCAACGCCGCCCATAGCCGCGTCAATCATGCTGTCTTTCCACTCTTGAACGAACGGCTGCTGGTCCCGCAACTCCTGCCCAAGCTGCGCGACATGCTCGTTGTATTGCTGCTGAGAGAGAACGCCCGCATCTAGCAAGCGCTTGGCCTGCTCTAGGTCGTCGTTGTATTTCTCTTGCTCAGTCCGAAGCCCTTCGATGATGCGCTCTGCATCGCGGTTGAGTTCGTTCTGTGCCTTTTGGGCTTCCCGTGCGGCCTTGGATGCAGCCGACGAACGCCCGCCCCCACTCGCGCCTCGCGCCTTTGGCACCTTGGGCGTCAATTCTTCGATAAGCTGGTCTGGCGTCTTGTACCCCAGTCGGCTCTCGTATCCGTCAAGGTTGCCGCCTTCCATAAAGCGGCGAGGGTCTTGGCCGCGACCGGAGTAGACCTTGCTTTCCTGCGCGGCGATTGAGTTGAACAGGGCCAATGCCGCCGCCATTTCATTCTTAAGCTGCTGTGCCACTGCAACCGCAGGCTCAAGCCCAGGCGCAACTTGTGCAGCCGCAGCCGCAAGTTCCTCCGCCGCAGTAGCGGCCTCTACAGTTGCGGCCTTTTGCTCAATCATTAATTGCAGAGTTTCTGCAAGTCGTTGGATCAGTTCTGCCTCTTGATCGTTAATGCCGTCCTTTTGATTAGCCAAATCCCGCGCCGCATTTAGCATGTCTTGTGTAGCAACGATTTGCTGGTCAATATCGCCGTTAGATGCTGCAAGAGCTGCCTGTGCACTCTGAAACTCCTGAGTTAAACCCCGCGCTTCGGCCCGTGCCTGACGTGCCTTGTCAGTGAAGGCAAGCATAATATTTACATCGAAAAAACTAGCCATTGCAGCACGGGAATCACCACTACCAGCGGTTCCTAGTAGATTTGCCAGGCTCTCCGATAGACCGTCTATTTGTCGCTGTGCCTCTCGCGCTGCTACCTCGGAAAGCAGTTGAAGCGTTGACCGCATCGTACCCGCAAAAACCCCATATTTATTTTTGAGGTCAATAGCCGACATACCGGCCAATTCCGCTGCATCATCTTGAGCTTTAAGTGCCGCCGCTACCTTATCAATTTGGTCTACAAGGTCTTCAGCTTCTTCACCGACCCCAAGTAGATTGGCTGCTAGGGGTAGCAATGCACCCGCAGCCACACCCGCCAAGATGCCGACCGTACCAAAACCAAGCGCCAAGTCAGGAAGCTGGATAGCAAGCGCTTGTATGAAATTTCCGGTCGCCATTGTCTGTTGACCAACCTGAGAAAGCTGCATCGAAGCCATGCGCAAGCCGTTGCTATTGAAGCCCTTAGAAACGTTTTGCGCGGCTATGGCAGTCTGTGCCAACTCGCGTTCCATACGGTCAGCGGACTTGACAATCTGTGCCTCCGTACGCTTACCTTCAGCAGCAAAGCCCTTGAGCGCGGTCCTACCCGTAACTAAGTCTGAACTATCTACGGCTACGCCAAGCCTAGCTATATCAACCATAATTGCCACCGGAGATTAGTTTGAAATACATATTTGCAGCCTTCGCTCTTATGGCAACTGCGGCCCATGCACAGGAACGCCCCGCACATATCACCAGCTTTAATGGTTATACCGTGACCGTCGCTCTCGCGGATTCAGACACGCCGACTGACTACGCCCCCGCCGAAGCTAAGGCGCATGAAGCTTGTGCATCTGTTGATAAAACCCCGCAGTTACAGTCCCGAGAAACCGTGGGTCAGTACCGTTTTATGCTGGTTTACGTTTGCCTCTAATCGCCATCCCAAGGCGGTTCGCAAAACACGTCCTTGCCGTAGGATAGCCATTCGACAAAGCCGACTGACATAGCCCGCAAGAGCCGGATATCTTCGACTGATACGCCAATCTCGACCCGGGAGAATGCCTCAAGATCCTGATAGGTTAGCGGCGAAATATCCATACCCCGCGTGAACCTACCAGATTTGCTAAATAGCCCGGCCATGAAAGACAGATGCCCAAGATCCGGCATAGGTGGGGGCGTCTTGTTGGCCTCAACCCATTCATTCCAGCGGGTAGGCGCGTCACCTTCCCGCTGCGCTCTCAAATACCCGAAGTGCCTAGCCCAAGTTACGCATCGGTCTTGGGCTTCGGCGTAAAATTTCGGCGGGCTGCTCCGAACCGGCAAACCTGCTCAGGTATCCACTGGTATTCAGGGTCAAAGAAGATTTCACGGGCGCGGGCCTTACTGTATGGCTCGTCGTCTGTACCAACGCCGAAGTTTGACCACCCCTTGACGGCTGCGGTAGCAAGGTGGGCACGGCGCAGGCGCATCAACTCGTCTTGCTCCTGCTTGTCGCCCTTGCCTGCCTGTTCGCGGTCGAACTCACGCGCTGCGGCGATCATTTCAGGGGCGTCAAACCCCATCACATCGAAGGTGCTGCCAATGCTTTCCCCGTTGAACGGGCTGAGCAGGTCAAGCTCGGCACCCCTTTCAGATGCCGATACCAGTTTAAGGCTCGCAATATCCATTATGGCGCTGCAATCTCTGCCGCTGTGGCTTTAACAAGCGCCGTATTTACCCGCGCCATCACAGTATAACCGCGTACCGCGTTGCCAGCAGCTTCGCGATACTTCGCGCTGCTAATAACAGCCGTCGCGAACTCTACATCGCCAGATTTGTATTCCTTTTTAATCGAGATAGCTTCATTCGTGCCAGCATTCGCCAGGATGATATCAGATCCCGCGTCTGTGGTACGGTGCTGCACCGAGATTTCAACCTCACCGCCGTCTGCCGTGCCGTTGGTATGGATTACACGGCCTTCTGCCAGCAATGGTTCGGAAACGTCTTCGTTGTCGTCGCCCCATGCGCCAAAGGTAACGACGCCGACTACCTGAACAGGTGTCAACGCCTTGTAACCTGCCAAGTCGAATGTTGCGGGTTCACCAGCCACGACATATATTTTCGTGCCGGTTGTACTTTCAAGTCCTGCCAGAGCCATGATGCCCTCCTATAAATGCAGTGAAACCCCGCAGACGGGGCCGTTAGGGTAAATTGTGAAGGTTTTAGGCCATGCCCCAATAGCTGACCCAGATAGGCGTTTCCCAGCGTTGGCCCTCTTGCCGCCCCTGCCGGACGCTGTGGCCTGTAATTGTTACGCGGGCATCGCCTGACGTTAGGTCCAGATCATTCGGGAAATACGCCGCGATTTCGCCAGCCTTGCGCTTGGTGACCACTTCATAGGTGCCTAGAGGGGAAACCAGCGTGAGAACCAAGAACCCTTGCCGCTCCATGATCTGCCCAGCCAGTGCCGCGCGATTGTTGTCATTCGGGAGGTGCTGAGCCGTGATGTGCTCATCGGTGGGCACGTCACCGCCCTTCTGGGGGTAGAGGATAGGGTAGCCCGCAATCGTCTCAACGCGGGCCATCAGTGCGCTATGCAGATCGCTTTCAACGGTCATGGCTAAATCCTGACTAACTCAAGGCCGACTTGGTTGGCGATGGCCTGAAATTCTTGAACAGAAAGCGCCACCATACCTGCCGGAGCCTGAGTAGATCGCCCTTCCTCAAGCGTTTCGATATAGGGGAGGTTGTTCACCAGATAGATTACGTCACCGGCCTCAACGCCCGCTGTCTTTGCTGTTGCCGCGCTGATCGTCGCTTGCCCCGATTTGTCGTCAAGTTGCAGCGTGCCGTTGGGCAATGCCCCGATAGCAACCTGCCAGTTTGCCCGCGCCCGCCCGGTATCGACCGGCGTTTTCAGAATGATACGCTGGAACAACTCAAGGGCTATCTTGCGCACTGCTAAATCCAGCTTTTGCGAGGTCTTGGCCTCGAACTTCGCCAGATCGTCGGAGAACGTACCCATCAGCCCCGCGCTACCATATCATACAGCGCGGTGGTCCCGCCTGATGCCACGCGCCCCAGCTTGGCGATTGTTAGCGTTCCACGGTCGCAGATCACCTTATCAGCAAGCGTGACTTCGATCCCGATAGGCTCAACGATAACTTGGAAGTCACCGGCCATGATGTTGGTGCCGTCGATCCGCTTCTCGTCTATCTCAAAGACCGCCATCCGCGCTGGCACAGGATCAGGCGCAACGCCTGGAGTGCCGCCGGTCGGGTCGCTTGGCCCGCCGCCTGTCCCTTCCGGCGTTGGCTGCTGGATGCTGCCCCATTGGATCGCGTCAGGCTGCTTTTTCGCCAGCTTGTCAAACGCGCCCGTGACCTTTTTGCGGATCGTCGCCATTAGCCGCGCACCATCAGAGTTTGGCCCGCACCAGCCGCCAGATAGGGGCGCAGAAGGCCCTCAACGGACATGACACGCGCCTTGCCGGTCGGTAGCGTTTCCTCGTCAATCGTGATCGGGCCAACCTTGATCATTTCCGACGTGGTGCTGCCCTCAATCGTGGCGAAAAGGTCCAGCCCGCCTTGCACTTGATAGGCAAGCTCAGATTGCGCGTCCTTGATGCGCTGCGGGATTCCCTCGGAAATGCTACGGGGCCATGCACCGGGCTGATAGGCATCCAATGGCGTCCCGCGATATGTCCAGTTTCGATTGATACCATCGAAGGCACGGCGCAGGTTGATTTCGTCGGCTGTTTCGTCACTGCCAAGTGTCCAACCACGCGCAGATCCATACGCCTGATATTCAGCAAGCGTGACATAGCTGTCAGCACTGGCAACGGTGCCCGTGCCGTCTTCGATGATCAGGGCCATCAGATAAATACAGCCGCAATGAGGGTTTCGCGCAGGTCAGGCACCTTGACGCCTTCGCATTCGGCCTCGGTCAACCCGTGGGCTTCCAGGTGCTCGATCAGATCGGCGCGTTTCATCTTAGCGATGCCTTCGCGGGTGATTTCCTCGGGCTGGGAAGCGGGTTCTGCCGCCGCTTTGGCAGCTTCTTCGCGGCGCAGGCGTTGGAATGCTGTTGCTGACATGTGGTTTCCTTTCGGGTGGTCTTGATAAAGGGGCGAGACTTGCCCGCCCCTCAGAAAGATCAGCCGTTTGTGACGATAGCCGCAACACGGACGTTTTCACGCTCGTAGACACGATCCCAGTTCGTGGCGGTGCCAAGTTCGGCGTTGGTTGGCGAAGAACCGGCAACCGATGTGCTGGTGAACTTGATGCCGCGCGGGTGCATGATGAAATGGTCGCGTGTGACCAAGATATCTTCACCAGCAAGGCTGTCACGGTCAGTCTCAGAAGGCACAGGAGCGCCGCCGTTGCCCATACCAATCGCGCCGGAGCCGAACAGGTAGGTTGTGTATTCGGCAGCGGCATCAGTAGACAGAGCGCCCGCCGCAGGGGTGTAGGGCATATTGCGGTCAACAATCACGCGCAGGCCGCGATAGGTTTCCACCTCAAGAGCGCCCATGCTTTCCTTTTCGAAGCTGATATTATCAATCTTCTTGAGGCCGTGATAAACGGTCGGGTGAAAGGCAATGCCGGACAAGCCGCCGATAGCGTCACCGAAGGTCGATTGACCATCTACAAACACATCGCCGGAGAACTTGGTATCGGCTGTTACGTCCGCATTGGTTGCGCCCGCCACGTCTGCCACCATGTCGCCGCTGTCGTTTGCCACGTTGTCAGCAATCGCGCCCTTGAGCGATGCCAGAGCAACCGCCGAACGCTTACGCGCCCAATAGGTAGCCACAAGATCGGCCACAGCGCCCATAGGATCGTCGCCAGACAGGGCTTTAGCCAGATCGTTGACCGACCATGCCTTACCGCGCATCAGCAGGGCTGCAATGTCTTGCGATGCGGTGATCTTGGCAGGGACAAGCGGAGCGCTGTCAGAAAGCACTTCATCATCGCCTGTCAGGTCAGACCAGAACGGCATGTTGATAAGTTTACCGCCAGCGGTTGCCAGGCGGTTAAGCTCATCGTTGGTGGACACAATGCCGCCAAGATAGAACTTGGCAAGGTCGGTCGTGCGCTCGGTCACGTATGGGTTAAATACTTCGGGGACAACTACGTCCGCAATTTTGGTCACAGCCATGTGTTAGGCTCCTTATGCAACCCCTGCCGCTGCTTTCAGCGTGGCGGCTTTCTGGGGGTCTGATTTCAAGAGTTCCGCCTGCCTCGTGAGGTTGCGGGTTTCTGGTTTCCACGGGTTATCCCCGCCAGGCGTCCCGCCTTGTGATCCGGGCTGCTTCCCGCCGCCCCCTTTGCCTGCATCGCGTACCGCGTAGGGTTTCGATGCGGCTAGTTCCTTCGCCAAGTCGGCCAAGGTCGCACCGTGATCAGCACCGCTGCCAATCATCGGTTTTCCGTCTGAGGTCAGCACCTTCGGCGTGCCGTCCTCGTTAAACTGGAGACGAGCCATCGCGGTCGATGCAATGTCGTCAATCGCTTCGGCAATGAAACCGGCCTTTGCCAGTTCCGCCTTGAGGTTCGCCTGTGCGCCGGTCTGCATCATCTTGTTGATACGTTCGTCGCGGGCTTGGATCTCTCCGGTGTATTTCTGCTCCATAGCATCCAGCTTGGCTTGCGCTTCCTCTGCGCCCTTGCCGGTGCCCTTGGCCTTTTCGGTCAGTTCGGCAATCTTGGCCTCAATCTCGTCGGGCTTCCCGTATTTGCTGTATGCCTGCGTATTCTCGCGCTCTTTCTGTAGGGCGCTTTTCAGGCCGCTCACGTCCTCTGGGGCGGGGATGCCGCCCAGGTTCAGCTTGCCCTCCTTAACGTGGCCTTGCAGCCATTCTGGGAGGGTTTTTGCGTCGGTTACTTCGATTTCCATTGTGTATTCTCGCTTCCCGCAAGGTTATTGCAGGCATCCCGCCTGCGGTTGATGGTTCGTGTTAGGTGGCTGTTACGCGAATCCCGCGCTGCACCCATGCAATGACGGCATCGCCTATGCGCTGGCCGAGGGCCTCGCTGCGAACAAACGGCGCGAGGGTAAAGATAGCCACGCGGGCCATTCTGAGGCGCATACGCGGCATCTTGACTGTGAGGGTTGCAACTACGGCCATGTTGTTTTTCTCCAACGCAAATGACCCCGCTAAAAGCAGGGTGGTTTAGGTTCGTGGTGGTTCGATTATTCCGCTATGACTTTACGGCAGTATGGGCAGGCCCAGCCTGTGCGCTTGCCCTTGCGAACCCGCCCTTTGTGCAGCGTGGGTCTAAACACCTCGATCAGGTTCCGGTTTTTGCAAGTCTTGCACTCTAATGGTTCGCCCGCATAGGTGCGGCGCGGTTTTGTCTTGCGATCAACTATTAGCTTTAGGCCGTCTTGTCCCAAATATCTCACTCACGTTTCCTGAGTTCGTCAAGCGTGAACTCCTGCCCAGATCTATCAACGAAACGGTCAACTTTCAAACCCCCTCGGAACAGTTCGGCCTTTCTAACGCCCAAAACGTCGTCTTGGAACGCCTTTGGCTGCTTGCGTAGCCATCCGTCGTAGGTCTGATCCGCTGGCACTTGGCCGTTCATGCTGGCGCGGGTTGAGGCTGGAACCTCGTCAGCGCCGAACCCCAGTTCACGCCATGATTTCAGCACGGGGCTTGTGCTTGACCGGCAGTTGAAATGCGCCGGTGGCCGTGGCCCCTTGCCCGGCTCGTAGACTTTGCCATCACGCGACATGCACACGAAGGTTGTGCGCCCGTCTAGGGTGGCATTCCATCTGACGCCTTTGACTAGATCGTCGTTGGCCTCGTATGTGTATTCCCGCGCTGTGTTCGAGGTGTGATTGACCGCCGTTCTCACAACGCTCTCCACATCCCGCCTGTTATGCGCCAAGATGCCGTCTTTGTACCCCTGCGCCGCCCGCCCGCGAAGGTCGCGCACGATCTGGTCAGTGGTTCGCCCCTCGACAATACCGGCGCGGATCGTATCGCGCACACGGCGAAACGCGCTTGCAGTTAGTTCTGGGTAGACCTCTTTCAGCAGCTTGCCTTGGAATGGCCGTGAATTGACTGCCGCGATAAGCTGTTCAGCCGTTGGCGTCACCGTGTCGAACTTGACGGGCAGGACGCGCTTAAACAGATCCGTTTGAAACTCACCCTCATATACTGCCAGCGCCTCAAGATCGACTTGCAGCGCTCCTTCGGCGTCGATGTAGGCGCTCTCCATAACGCGCTGCAGGTCCGTTAGTAGCTTTTCCTGCCGCGTGCGTGACAGGGCCGTTAGATCATTATCCAGCAGGCGCTCAACGATGCGTGTGTCCGACCGTTTGAGCAGCGCCAGCACCTTGCGCAGAGTGGCTGTGCTGTACCGGCGCAGCAGCACCTCATGGCGCGTGAGAGCGTCTAGCAGCTCGTCGTTGACGGCCATTACTCAGCCCCGCCCATGCCCCCAAGGTCAGGGGCTTCCGTTTCGATGGCGTCTATTTCCTCGTCGGGGTTCAGGTCGTCACGAATAAACCCGCGCCGCGACATTTCCCGCAGGAACGTTGCCTTGCTCAGGTTGCCCGTGTTTACCGCAGAAAGCAGCGCCGTCACGTCCTGGGCGGTCAGCATCGAAACGCAAAATTCTTTGTTTACGTTGACCTCTACGGTTGCATCTTCGCCGCCGTACTCGGCCATCCAAATCAGCGCTTGCTCTAGCGCGTCCTTGAGGGCATCGGCAGTCATTGCCAGCGTGCTTGTCTCTTTCTTGGCGTCCAGCACCTCGCCCGTGGCAGATTGCGCCCCGCTGGTGACCAGCAGTTGCAGCCCGTGGGTTTCCATCTGGAACTCAAGGTCTTTCAGGTCTTGCCGCCCTGCCCCGATGGCTTGGCCGCTATGCTCGACCCATTGCAGCTTGGCATCGGGGGCTGCGGCTGTGACCGCCATACCTGCCGAGATAACCAGCGGCTCGTCGTCTTGACGACCGGACCCGAACAGGATCGGCACCCGTGCGAAATGCAGGATATTGCGCTGATCGCTTTGGCTCTGCCAGTGGGCGATATTCACGTCTGCCAGATCGTCCAGCAGCGGTGCGCCGATAAAGAACCCCTTGCGGTTTGCATAGAACGGAATGACCGTGATCGCCTTGGCTTGGCTTTGGTATGTCTCGCCATACTGCACCCAATCGGCCCCGTCTGCGCTTTCGCGGAACAGGCGAACATATACCGCGCCCTCGATCAGGTCCATGACGCGCACTTGCGCAATCTCAACCTCGTCAAACTCGTCTTCGGGGTCCGGTTCGCTGATCGTCTCCATGATGCGGATCTGCGTCAGGGTGGTGACGTTATCAATCGTTTCAGCACGCCAGCCCAGAACGTCCTCAACGCGCAGATGCACCAAGTATGGGCGCAGGTTGCTTGCCCGTGCCTGCTCTTTGGTCACCTCGCCTTCACGCGGGGGCGCGTCTGCCATGATGTAGGACACACCGCAGCCGCTCAAGCCATCCTCGAACACCTCGCGGGCGAATGTGGACAGGTCACGGCCCTGCATGTCTACGTTCGTACACCAGTCGATAAGACGCTGTGATGCGCCCTCCGCCAGTTCAACCGGCTTGTCAAACACGCGGCCCGTCATGTCCCGCGATGTCTTGCGGTATCCGTTGAACAGCCAGGACGATTTCAGCCGTGCGTCGTATGCATCTTTGCTTTCGGCCTCGAACTTGGGCAGGTACGTCTCGCCAGACCGTCGCATAGCTGTTGTGCCGCCCATGAGCGCCCGACCCTTGGCGGCGGCGTGTAGCATCGCCTCCGATGCCTTGGATCGTTCTGCAACCTTGCTCATAAACGCAATTCCTGTGATTTGAAGCTGGCACGATCAATCGGCCATTCACGGTGAACCATGTAGCCAATCGCTGTGGTGATGTGCTGGCTTTCGTTCTTCTGGTCCTCTTGGAACGTGCTGCCCTTTTGAAGCTGCACAGTTGCCAAGCCCTTGTGGCACATCGGCGCTTTTACCGTGTTGACGAACAAGTGCCGATCGCCTGCCGCACTGCATATCTTGGCGCGAACCGCGTTCTGCCTATCCTTGATAGCCGGAGCGGCCTTTGCTACCCGCCGTGAGAACGTCCAGCCCTCTTTGCGCAGAACCGCCTCAATCTCGGTATAATCCGACGCATGGCCGTGTTTTTCGCCTGCGCGTCCGGCAGGATCGCCGTAGATACGGACGTGCTTGTTCTTGTGGCCTTTGTAGCGATCGACAAACTCAACAGCAGACTGCCGGGATACTGCGCTTGTCAGAACGATTTCATCTAGCAGGTACAAGTCACCATGCCGCACAACCCCGATCGCAGAGGACAGCGGCGTGAAGTTCTGGTCGTGCATCCAGCACAGTTGCTCGTGTGGTTCTATTTCTTCGGTCGTGTGGTTCGCCGTGTTGTAATCCTCGTAGATACGCCCGGTTGCAGTCTCAAAGCTGGCCTCGAACTCCTGCTTGAACTGCTTGGCGCTCATGACCCGCTTAGCCGATGCAATCACATCAGCGGGCAGTATCTCCGAAGACTTCCAATGATACGCTGCCCACTCAGGATCGCCCGAATTGAGCGCATATTGATACATGTCGTAATAGTGGTTCAGGCCATCAGGCACGCCGATCAGCCAGCACCATGCCCGATAGTCAGGGCGCAGGGGCGAAACCGTATTCAAGGCTGGCAGAATGTTTGCCTGCCAAGCGTCCTCTTTTACGTCTGCAATCTCGTCAATAACGCCGCCGGTCCAAGGGATGCCCTCGATACGCTGCGGCTTGTCTAGGCCGATCAGGTGGATTTCCGACCCGTTCGGCATAAATATCTTTAAGTCGCTTTCGCTAGGTGCCTTTGCATGTGATGCTGAGAAGGTCATTGCCTTCATATCGTCCCAGAATATCTTCTTGACCTGATCCCGCGTAGGAGCCGCGCAGAAATACAATTCTGCCGCGTTTTTCATCGCCTGCTTGGCAACGAACCGCTTTGCCCGCTCAGTTTTGCCCGATCGACGACCCGCTGGCACAACCTTGAACCGCACCTGTTCATCCTTGAGCCTGACCTGTTCGGGAATATCGATAAGCGGGTACCAGCGCCCCGCTTGCCGATCTAGCTGGATGCTCACCCTGGCAGCTTGTCAGCGATGTTGTTCAGCGCTTGCGCCATGCTATCGTTTGCGCCCTCACCTTCCGGTGCGGCTGCTTGGTAAGGCTTACCATACCCGCGATCCAGAATAGCGTTTGCAGCAGACAAGCGCGTGCCCTCTTGCTCTCCATTTCGCATAATATTGACCAATGTTTCTAGCGCTTCGCTGGCATGGCCCTTTGCCATATCGGCAAGTTCAAGTTTGGCTTTTGACACCGAACCTTTTTTTCGACCAGCACCCGCACGCTTCCCGCCGCGTTGTGCCATCTTTGATTTCCATGATTGTTATTCTATCGGGCTTCCCGCCCATGAATTGAGTGACCCGCCTTCACCCAACCTACATCGGCCAATATGCGATGAGGTTTGTCTCTGTACCTGCTAGGCGCTGCGCCTTGTCTGCTGAGATAGCCGCTTGGGTCCGTGCGGCGTTCCATATGCGAACGTCCGAGATTTGGCCGTCGAATGTTGTAGTGTCATTCTCGTTTCTACCGATCAGGAGCTTGCCGTTAGAGAACGCGTATCTATCGCCGGTTGTTGCTGATTGCGCCACGCCGTCGATGTATAGCTTTAGAACGCCAGCATCATTGACTGCCGACACGCGGTAATACTGCCCAATGGTCAACGCGGCGTTGGATGAAACCTCTGACCATGTGGACCCATTGTAGATGCCGAAATTAACGCGCCCATTTCGGACGTTAACACCTACCCGATCAGCCGAAGCGTTCGTGTTGTCGAATACCACGTTACCGCGATCAGTCGTGAGGGTGTTGATTAGAACAATCGCCTCAACTGTGAAATCGGTTGCCTTTGACACCTGCGGGTAAACAGAGGCACTGAGGCTGTTAGATAGGTCGAATTTCGTTTGATACGCGCCTGTAGTTCCGCCGATTGTTGGCCGTGCGGCTGCGGTGGCCTGTATTAGATGGTTGGTTCCGATCTGGTTGGTTGCGCGTCCTATGGGTGAGTTAACTGCAACCGGTACGGTTCCGTCTGATTGCTCAAACATCGTCGCTAGGCCGTAGCTATCTGAACCGGTTAGCCAAGCTGCGGCGCTTGAACTAGGGGCCGGGGCGGTAGAACCAACGCCGGATACGGTTGCTACCCCTGCTATTGAACCAGTAGACTGCGCAACGGACGAACCAACGCCAGCCATGGTACCGACGCCAGATATTGACCCGGTTGTTGCAACTGTGGAGCTACCTGCGCCGCTCACGACTGATACGCCAGTTGAATTGCCAACAGATGCCATGACAGACGCACCTGCGCCGTTAGCGATTGCGGTCCCTGACGAAGCGCCGGTCCCGCTTGTTACAGAGCCGCCAATATCCCCAACGCCGCTAACCAATGACGTGCCGGATGAAGCGCCAGTAGATGCAGCGATTGACCCACCAATACCGTTAGCCAATGCTGCGCCTGACGATGATCCTGCAACCGCCGCAATCAGCGCACCAGCACCCGTTATACTGGATGAACCTACCGCCGTACCGGTGCTTGTCGCAAAGCCGGGCTGAACAGCCTCACCAGTACCCGCAATTGAACCAATGCCAGACGCGGTGCCAATTGATGCCGCAATTGAACCAGCAACACCGTTTACGTTGGCATTAGATGAGACCGCGCCGATAGATGCAAATACAGATGCGCCGATGCCTACAATGGACACCGATCCGGTGGCTGTACCGATAGAGCTACCAGCCCCTAGATCCACAATGCCGGAAACTACCCTGAATGTACCGTATTCACCGGGAACCGTCGCAGTTACAAAGCTACCGTCCGAAACGCTGAGAAACAGCGTCTGTTCAGGCCGAACTATCGCCACAGGATCGGATTCGTACATCATCGGCAGTTGCGCCGATTGCGTTCCGGCCTTGAGTGCGACAGGCATCTGTTTAGGCCAGTCTGCTGTTATCCGGCACAACCGTGATGGTATCTGTAGCCGTCGATGAAACGACACCATCCTGGGTGAACTGAATGTCAAATGTGTAAACACCCGCAGGCATGTCTTTTGTGACCAATGGCAATGCCGTTAATGTATACGTGCCGTCAGCCGCAGATATCACAACAGGATCAAATGTAGCGATGCGACCATTGCGGCGCATTTGCGATAGGATATCGACGCCAACCAGAGACACAGCATTGCCCGCCGTATCGGTTCTGGTGCCATCAATTACCCAGGTATCGCCCTGTTTGAATCCGGTTAGAGGCACGATTAGTCCTCCGTGACGGTCGTCGCAGTCGTAATGCGTGGGGTGACGCCGGATGAAATCGAGATAGTCGGGCTGAGAGAGCCTGAATAGATTATATTGCCCGCACCGGATGCAGTATAGCCGATAGCAAAGAACGTTGCCGTTTCGGTGCCGCCTGTGGCCGCTGGAAAATCAATGTTTGCAACCGGCGATACACTGTTGCCGGTTACGGTCCACCCTGACGATGTACGGGCAACCGCTACACGTGCATAGCTTGTGTATGTGCATTCGCTCGTGGTTTGCGTCCCAGCCTCGCCGGGGTCTGCCGTGTGCAGAGAGACATACAGGTTTGTAAGCGGTGCCGTTGCGGTATTATCCGTCAGGCCAGTAATGCTCGTGCCGTTGAATATTTGCAAAAGCAGGGCGTTTTCAAATGTGTTACTTTTCGACATATCGAATCCTTTAGCACTGACTGCTTTTGATGAGATGTTTGAGAAATGGGCTAAGCGCGTCCGGGCCAGCTTATGCTACTGACGGTGCCCGGTGTCTTCCCGGTAGTCAGCCGCGCTTAGAGGTAACGCCCGACCGGGAAAGCCCAATCCGCATAAGCGTTACATCTAAAGGTGGCTGAATCGAAAAAGGGTCAGGTGCAACTTGCCCCAACCCTTCGCAATTATGTCAAACTACCCCATATGGAGTTTATGGTCAAGCCCGACGCTCCATCTTGTCGGCAAATCTTTCAAACGCCGCCTTCATGTGATCGACGCCTTTCGCGTGGTTCAGCCCGCGATACTGGCTCAGGTGCGATACGGGTCGCTCCTCGCAAGCCACTGCCATAATAATCTCACGATCTGATGCGGGGATTAGCCGTGTGATTGATGCCAGCTTGGAAATGCGGTCAACGTGGATATCAATGGTTGCGTCCGGCTTTGACGTGCTGTCCACACGGTCGCCTGCCATCCCTGCCCCCTTAGAACGCAAGGTAGCCTCCCACGCATTGCGCAGCGCCTCTCCGGCGTTGTAGTGGCGATCTGATAGTAGCCCCCGTTTATGGTACACCTTGAGCATGTCATAGCGCGATACGCCGGTAATGCCGTTAGGGTTGCGCAGCTTGCCCGTGTCTGGATCTACGTCGCCGCGTTCCTCGACTACCAAGCCGATGCGGTTTGCAGGGCCGGTCGCACCGTGGTCCCATCGAGGGGTTGCCAAAGATACGTCACTACGGGCCTGAACCTTCGTGTTGGGCGGAAGTTTTTTTCGCTTTGCTCGTTTAGCCCTGCCCATTTAGTATCCTCTCTGCAATTGCCTTTGGTGTTGTCTGCGCCTCTAGCTCGGCTATGCGGTTGCGCATCCATACGATCATGCGTTGCTGCGTTTCTATCCGCACGGCCTGCGCTTCTACTTTTTCGCGAAACTCGCCACGCTCTAGACGGATGCGGTCGATGGTCTCGGCCTGGATGGCGTTGCGGGCCTCATGGCTCATATGGCGTGTGTCCCTGTGTGGTCTCTGCGGTTATCGCTCATGTGTTCGCCTCCATCGCCGCCCTGATAGCGGCCTCTGCGTATCCAAGGTCTCGGAGTGCCTGTACCGTGTAGCCTACTGATATGAGACGGGTGCAGGCGGTTATCTCGTTGGTCTGGGCGGGGGTCATGCCCCGCCCTCCGCTTCTGCAATCGCCATCGCTAGGCGGTCGGATGTGGTGACGTGCGATGCGTCGGCTAATGACCACAGCGTTGTTCTACCGATGCCATTGCGTGATTTTACCTGTGGGGCTAAGAACTCGCGCAGCCGGTCAATCACCGTTTGCGTATGGACCACGCGTCCGAGGTGCTGAGATACAGCGCGTGAAATAGGCCCAGCCGTGCTCTCCACATATCCCTCGGCCTGCATGACGCTAATAATTGCATCTGACACCGGGTCAGCTTTTGGCTTGTACGCCGGGGGATTTTTTGGGAGCTTGCCTGCCATGCCTTCACGTTTTGCCATCGCGGCCATTTGCAGGCCTATGGTAATTTCATCACTGCGGGTTTCAGATTCTTGGGAAATCATTGTACGGCTCCTTTGCGAACGCTGCGGAAAACGGCTTGGCCTCTGTGGCAAAACATTGGGTTAATCATTGCGCTAATCGATTCACGCACCTCGTGGTATTCACGGTCAAAATCGGCATTCCTGCGCCATTCGTTCACGCGCCGGATGGCAGACAAAGCTGTGGTGTGGTCGCGCTTTCCAAACATCTCGCCAATGACCTGGTAGGGCTGGTCGACCAACAGATCCTGCGCAATCGCCATCGCGATGAATCGAGGCTTTACAAACTGGCTGAACCGACGCGGGCCAAGCATATCGGCTCGGCTTATGCCGTAGCGGTTGCAGACCTCTTGCTGGATGGTTTCTATTCGGCTCATGCTGCGGTGCCCCTCGTAACAATATCTACGGTTCCAGCCCGAACATGGTCCAACGCCGATTGCATTTCTTGCGGGTGCATGGCGCGGAAATAGTTCATCAGCTTCTGAGATTGGGTCTCGTCATGCTCGGCTTTTTTCCGGCGCAGAATTTTGCCGCGCTTGATGTTCACCACCGACAAGGCGGCTTTCTTCCAGCGCAAAGCTGACTTAGCCCGCTTGTGTTCAACCGATAACTCTTGGCCGGACATTGCCAGATCATCCATGCGGGCTTCGATGCTGACAATAAGCGCAGTCAGTATTGCGAAGGCGTCGTCGCAGTCGTCTTCGGTTTCGATTTCATCAACAGTCCAGTCTCCGGTGATGGCGATGATCGGCACTTGGATTTCGTCGTCGTAACTCATGCCTGCCCCCCTACACGCTTGGATTTGGCGAACTCTGCGACCATCGCGGCAACCCGCTTCTTTTCGGTCGTGGTCGGCTCGTGACGCGCTGGCTCCGGCGCGGCCTGCTTTGGCATCGCCGCCAGCACCTTACCCCGCTCACGCACGATAATCGCCTTGATGTGCCCCTCGTTTGGCACCTTGTTCGGCTGCTCTTGCGTGTGAAGTCGACAAGCGGCGCGTACCTCGTCAACGGGGTAATCCGAGAGAACCGCCAGCCAGTCTTCGCGGATCATTTGGCGCATACCAGCGTTCATCTGGTCCCAGCCGAATTTGTCGTGCTTGCGGACCATGACCTCCATCACAAGGCAGACGTTGGCGCGGTGCTTATCTAGCTCTTGCGGCGGCAAGGATTTCGTCAGCAAGGGCGTGATCCCGGTCGTCTGCTTTGGTTTGTCCAGTGCGGTTGTCATAGTTTCCCTCCATCAATTTCGTGAAATTCGTTTGCTTGGTCATCCAGTCGAAGCCGAACCCAGACCAAGCCTTGCTGGTGCGGCCACATAAAAAATCGCTGTCGAAGGCTTTTCGGAGCGCGACCTCCCAGCCTTCCAGCCCATCACAATCCCGCAGTCGGGCGCGCAGTTGCTTAGAACGCTGTGGCGTGAGTTTCTGGACCTGCGGCCAACCCGCAGCCGAAGCCGCCGCGTTGTAGCGGGAAACGGCATGGGAAAGGTCATTTGCGGGGGATGGCTCAGACAAAGAACCGTAAGGTTCTTCTTCTTGTTTATTGTTATCTTGTTTCTTTACTGCGTCTTTGGTGCGTCCGTGGTGCGTCTCTGGTGCGTCTTTGGTGCGTCCGCGTGTCTGATATTCTTCATATTTACAGATAGTTACGTGCGTCTTTGGTGCGTTCCTTGAGCCTACGGTCGTGCGTCCGATCATGCCCTCAGTTTCGAGCATCTTGAGGAAGGTTCTCACGCGCTTGTCAGAGTTCCACATGAACACCGACTGCATTTCGCGCAGGGTTGCCATGAACGATCCACGGGGCACCTCAACCAATTCATTCCCGACGCGGTGGCGCGTGCCAGACCATGCGGCCTGCGCAATCATCCACATCCACGCCTCGCGCTCTGTCATAGGCTCCGGCTTGAATAGCGGGTGGTCCCACAGCTTGCGCTCTATGGTGATAAATCCGCTCACGAAATCACCCCGCGCAACGGCACATATTTGCGATCCTCGACCACCTCGACCACAACGCAGCCGCCCTTGACGACGGGGCCGCGAATGAGCGTCAAGTCCCAGCGGCTATCATCCACGCCGATCACGTCTGCGATGCCGTCAAGCCCGGATTTTATTGCGGACAACATTCCGTCAATGTCTCGAACTCTTCTATCTGGCGGGTGAAACGTAATGCGAAGGTGTAGGCCCAAATCCCTCATGTGCGGGAAATAAGCTTTTGCCTCTCGGGCAAGCCATGCGCAGTCTGATCTATACTTCTTGCGGATGGGAGCCACCGCCAGCCTGTGTTTTCGGCTATTCGGGTGCATGGATTTGTCGGGCCAGGGCATCTTAATCATTCCAGACCTACCGATCTTGGAAATGACCATCCCGTATTTAACCTACGCCACGCCTTTTTGTATGGGACGCCGGTCTCCTTGCACCACTGCCCCAGTGTCATGGAGCGGCCCAAGTGGGTGTAAATCGTGGTGATGGTCTTGCTTGCCACTTGCTGGGCTGCAGTTGCCCACCGCACGTTGCCAGCCTCGTAGTGACCGTTTGTGTCGATCCTATCCAGCGAATACTTTCTGTTAGGTCGAAGCCCGACACAGCAGAAAAACTCTTCGAACGTGTCAAATCGCATTTCGATGCCGCGACCGCCGTATGAACCAAATCTAGGGTCACTCTCTCTGCGGCAGCGATTTAGAGCGTTTCTGTATGCCCTATATTCAGGCGTGCCAAACATGCCGTGTGTCACTCCACCCATGCCTGCTTTTCCATCGAATAGGACGCCACGAAAGCGCCTGAGGGCGTCTCTACGCGGGCGGTGTTGATCTTGTGGCCCGCCTCGCGTAGTTCAGCTATACGAGCGGCCAAGCGGTCACTGCCGCATAACTTGCGGGCGTCATGCGGCGTCAAGTGACGACCTTCCTTAAGTGCTGATAGGATTTGGGCGCGTTGGTTCATGCGTCACCTCGCTGAATAAAATGCGCAGAGGGAGCCGTGTGATGCTCAACCTCTGCTAGTTGATCCGCGCCATGGGAGGATAAATGAGGCGCGGATATCCAACCGACAGGACGGCGGCTGAATGGGAATGTGGGGGTGGGCTTAGGTGCTATGAACTTAATGCCCCACTGTGCTGCGATAGCATTTGCAATACCCGGATACGTTTTGCTGCGCTCTTTCCAGCGATCAGGTCCAGGACTAAGGCGGTTTTGTCCCGCGTCAGTTTGATTTGACCATCGCGGCTTGCCCTCAACCAATCTTGGGGCTATGTGCTGCGTATGAGTAAGTCGGGGAAGTCCCCGCGTTCTGAATATGGTTGCCTTGCTGGCGTCATCGCCGAACTGGTGAGGTTGAACCTCCTGCAACTCCCCGCCTTTAATGTAAGCAGACAAACCGCCGCGCGGGTTTTCGATAGCAATTCTCTTGGCCGGACTACTCCAAATCAGTGCCGCAAATTCCCCGGCGTCACGTCGCGCAACACGCCTCGCCTTTCCGGTCAACGTGCCTGGCTTAACTCTCTGGTGATATCCAACGCCCGGGTAACGATCAAAGTCTGGATCTTTCAGCGCCCATGCCGCAGCGCCGGTCAGGAAGGTACAATCTGGGTGGGCGATCAGCAGCGGCCAAGGGTGGTTCAGTAGGTCGCGCAAATCACCCTGGTAGTGTGGACCATCTGTGTCGCTAGACAGTAGGTCACATGAAATGGCCCTGATACCTTGGGCAATCATAGCATCACGAATAGCACCGCTATGCTCGCAACCTATCAAGACATCATAATTTTCGGGATCGAAAAGCTTGCTCATTGGCTGGCCTCCAATGCGCTGAGACCGTCCGGTGTTGCCGTCCAGAGGCGCGATAGTTTGGGATGGTGGGAAAAATCGCAACGGATATAACCGGAGCGCTCAAGCTTGCCGAGAACGCCAGCACTGCGTGTGAGGTCTGCGCCTAGCCGCCATTCGCCATCGGATAAATGCGCTAGGGCGATGCGTTGTGCGTTGGTCATGCTGCACCTGCAAACAAATCGCGCCCGTGCATCGCGGCATCTGATAGGTTCTTGCCAGCTTGCGCGGCATATTCTGGCTTCAATTCAAAACCAATATATCGGCGGAATTGGCGCAACGCCTCGTACCCCGTCGATCCGATCCCGTTGAATGGGTCCATGACTACATCGCCGGGCTTGGTATAGAGGCGAAGGCACTTGCGGATTGCGTCAAGCTGCAATGGGCAAACGTGCTTTTCGTCGTTCACGGCCTTGATGCTGCGTAAGACGTTGCCCTGCTTGATATCCATCCACACAGGACTTGCCAGATGTTGCCATTCGTAAACATCGAACTGCGCTTCTTCGACCAGCTTTGCCAACAGATCATCGTCTGGAATTTCAGCGCAAAGGTTATTCCGGCGCAAATCTTCCAGCCATGATCGGGCAATCTTGGTTGCCTCTTTGATATCGCCGGGAGCGCAGTGCTGGATTGGTTGATCGTTTGGCGCATCCTTGCGGAAAAACAGCATATAATCGGGCATCCCGACGCGGTTCATAGCGCTGTCTTTGCGGATTGTTTTATACAGCAAGCCGAGCGCCTTGGTGCGCTGCATCTCGACTACAGGGTCTTTCCAGATCGTCGCACGGCCATGGTAAACCAGCCCCGCATCTGTATGTGCCTGGATCAATTCGCCAGAGAAATCCTTTAGGCCAATGGCCCCATCCTTACCCTTACGCATGGGTAGGTCTGTGCAGTGAACGCAAATGATGCGACCGGGGCGCATGACGCGGGTCAACGCCTCAGCAAAGAACTTGTATTGCGCCATAAACGCGGCACCTGTGCCAGCGTTGCCCAAGTCGCGCTCACTATCAGAGTAAACGAACAGATCACCGAACGGCGGCGAGAAGATAGCGCAGTCAACGCTGCTTTCTGGCATGGCGTACATGCCTTCAATGCAATCGCTATTGTGTAGCGCCCAACCTTCACCTTGATATTCTGCTTTTTTCATGTCATGCTCCCTTTGTTTCGAGCCAGTTTGGAAACGCCAGATCAAGCGGTCGGTCGTATGCAACGCGCACCGACGCTTGATTTTGAGCGGAAGCCATCGCCTCAGCCATTCTGCGTTTCATTTCTTGATGTTTTTCAGCCTTGCCATGCACCGCGCGCCAGATTGACGCCTCAGTGTCGGCAATGATGATATCGTTCACGACTTGCTTGGTTTGCCCAAAGCGATGCGACCGACGCACAGCCTGATAGTGTTGCTCGTAGCTAAAGCTGATCGACGCAAAAACAGCGTGTGAACAATGCTGCCAGTTGACGCCAAACCCGGCCAGCTTTGGCTTGGTTACGATTGCGCGGAACTCGCCATCCGCAAAGCCAAGCAAACGGCTCTCTTTCTCGTCTGCCGTTTGATCGCCGCGCACTTCAACAGCCCCGTCGATCAGCTTGGTAAGCAGTGCACTTTCATCGTTGGTCTCACACCAAACCGTTACAGGCTCGCCATGGTTGGCTAACTCTGCCGCACGTTCACAACGCGCCTGCATTGTCAGCTTCTTTTCCTTGTGAAATGACGTTGCCGACAATTCAGGGATGCGGAACAACATGCCTTGCTCGATATCCTGCGACCTATCGGCCTCGACCTGGTGCATGTTGCGCATAACGTCCGGCAATACATATCCCGTATCATCGCCGCCAAGGTTGCTTGGTAGCGTGGCACAACGTGACCAACTTGCTACCCAAGACCAGAACGCCTCGACTGCGTGGCCCTTCAAGCGCCAGTCTTGCGATGCGGTGGATGTGTCATTGATAAACCACTGCGAAAGCATTTCCTGTTGACGCATGACGCCCAGAAACTCTGCGTGGTTGCCTAGTTCGGTGTGATCGTTTGGGCTTGGTGTCGCCGTTGCTGCCAACTTGAAAGGCGTATCCTTGAACGCATCCATCAAGGTGTTGCGAGTCCGGCCCGAGAATGATTTTAGGATGCTGCTTTCGTCCAGAACGATCCCGCCAAAACAATCAGGATCAAGTTTTGGCAACCGCTCATAGTTTGCGACCATGATGCCGTTGCCAACTTCGGATTGCTCTTTAATCTGCCGCGCGTCGATGTTGAACTTCTGTGCCTCACGGACCATTTGGCCAGCAACAGCTAAAGGGGTCAGGATCAAAACGGGCTTGCCCGTTTCCTCTGATACCTGCCGCGCAAATTCCAACTCGCAAAGGGACTTGCCCAATCCCGTATCTAGGAACATTGCGGCCTTGCCCAAGTTTAGGCTGTGTTCAATGGCAACCTTTTGATGCGCCTTAACCAAGTCTGACGTGTTAAGGCTTGTCATGCCTTGAACCGTTTTTTGAACGGCGCGGGATGCAATGAACTCTCGATATGCTTGAACGGTCATGCTGCACCACCACTCTGCGCTTCGCTATGCACGGCAATCATCCAATCGCCATTGAAGCTATTCAGGCCTTTCGACCTTGCTGCATCAACAGCGGCTTTCTGCCAGCGTGCGGGAATGCGTCCAGACTGCGCCCATTTGTGGACAGTCGCCAACTCTGCGCCGACAGCGGCAGCAAATTCGCTGCGACTGCCAAACTCTGCGATCATTTCGCTGATTTGATTATTTTTTGCCATACCATTGTATAATGGAAGAATCGTCCATAGGTCAAGCATGGAAGATACTTCAATAGCACAAAAAAGGATTGTTGGCATTATGTTGGTATGGAAGTTTTATCCATTTTGTATCTTGACGATGGAAGAAACGTCCATTAGGTTAATCCTCACACCAACTGAGGATGAACCCAATGACCCTAACCCGCAACCACGCCTTACTTGACGCAGAGGTCAAAGCGCACCTTGAGGCAGACGCTCTTATCAGAGGTCACTATTGGAAAGATGGCAAAGGCTGCTTTATCGGATGCCTGACGCACTCCGACGACCCCGCCCCGGCATTTGAGCGGTTCGGCTTACCAGAGCCAGTCTTGCGTATTGCAGAGAGTATATTCGAGGCACTGCCTGATGACGAAGGCCGCAAGTTCTTTGCCGCCCTGCCACACGCCGTGGAGCGTGACGGTAAAGACCTATCTCTGGTTCACTGGAAATTCCTAGCCGCCGAACTGCGGGCGCTTCCAAAGGTCAGCGCTGAAATTCAGTCAGTGATTGATCCAGTAATTGCAGGCATGGATTTATTATCATCAGGCAAGGAGTGGCCGCAAGAGTTAGCCCTTGCCGCCGCCCGTGCCGCCGCCTATGCCGCCCGTGCCGCCGCCTATGCCGCC